GGACATGCAGCGCCTCGCCAGCCCGACCGGGCCGCTCGGAGCGGCCGTGGCCTTAGCGGCCGACGGCGCCATCGGCCAGCCGGTGGCCGCGGTAGCCCGCTCGGCCGTCCCCCAGGTCACCGGCCGGCTGGCCGGCTCGGTCACCGTCCGGCGAGAGCCCGGAGCGGCCGGGGCCGAGGTCTCCATGGGGTCGAGCACGCTTCGCTACGCCGGCTGGATCGAATTCGGCGGCCTCCGGCGGGCTCCGCACGAGAGCCGGCGGGACTACGACTCGCGAGGCCGCTATCTCTGGCCGGCGGCCACGAACGTCCAGGGCTCGGTCGCCAACCGCTTCGGCACGGCCGCCTCGAGCGCGCTGGCTTCTTTTCCCTGGACGAACACCACCACCGACCCCGGAGGAGTGCATGACTGATACCGACCCGGTCGACCAGCCGGCCGACGCCACCGAGCCGCTCCCGGTCGTCGTGAAGGTCTCGACCGCCTTCGCGGCCCGGGCTCCGAGCCAGCGGGTGATCGACTCGATTACCCGCATGCAGGGCGGGACCTTCGGCGAGTGGGCCCAGGCCATGCCCTTTCGGCTCACCGCCTTCCGGGCCCTGCTGCGGGACTATCCCGGCCGGGACGTCCGCTCCCTGTGGGCCCACGCCTACGACGTCGAGGTCGAGCTCGTCGAGGTGGACCCTACGCAGAACGGCTCGCCGACGGCATCGCTAGCTTCTGCCGCTACTACCGCTGCCTTCCCCGAGACGTTGACGAGCTAACCGACGAGATGTTCGCGGCCATGGTCCGGCTGATGCAGCGGGAGGCCGAGGCGATAACCGAGGCCAACCGGAAGGCTGGCCGTGGCCGATAGCCCCTCGGTCGTCGTCCGCTTCATGGCCGACCTGTCGGCCCTCGGCAAGGCGGCCGGCGACGTCGGCACCCACGCCCAGAACGCGGCCGGGAAGATGGCCTCGGCCTTCAAGGGGGTAACCGGGGCGCTCGGGCCCGAGATCCTCGGTCCCTTCTCGGGAGCCATCGACGGCATCTCGACCGCCCTCGACAAGGTCTCCGAGCACGGCAAGTCCATCGGCCCCATGATGGCCGGGGTGGGCGTGGGCGTGGCCGGCGTGGGCGCGGCCCTGTCGGTCATGGGCTCGAAGGACCAGGCCTCCCACCAGCAGCTGCAGGCGGCCATCGCCGCGACCGGGAAGAGCTACGACGACTACGGCGGCCAGGTCGACGCGGCCATCAAGCACCAGGAGAAATTCGGCAACACCGCCAACGAGACCCAGGACGCCCTCCGCATCCTGACCCAGGCGACCGGCGACCCGGCCACCGCCCTCAAGTACCTGGGCGAGGCCTCGGACTTAGCCGCGGCCAAGCACGAGTCGCTCTCGACCGCGGCCGAGCAACTCGGCCGGACCTACAACGGCTCGGCCAAGCTCCTGAAGCAATTCGGGGTTGACTCGGTCCCCTCGGCCACGGTGGCCAACAAGCAGCTGGAGACGGCGACGAGGGAGGCGGCGGCGGCGGCCGACGCCCAGGCCAAGGCCCACCAGCATCTGACCGACGTCCAGGAGCTCCTGAAGGGGAAGACCCATCTCACCGCGGCCGAGCAGATCCAGCTGCAGGACGCCCAGCAGAACGTGGTCGCGGCCGACGCCAAGGCGGTCGACGCCCATACCAAGCTGACCAAGGCCCAGACCGAGGCGCACGACGCCACCCAGAACCACGGCAAGGCGCTCGACGAGCTCGGAGGGAAGCTCAAGGGCCAGGCGGCCGCCCAGGCCAATACCTTTACCGGCCACATCAAGGCTTTAAAGGCGGAGGTGGAGGACTCGGCGGCAAAACTGGGCCAGAAGTACGGCCCGGCCCTGCAGGGCGCGGGCACCATCATGGCCGGCGTCGGCTCGGTCATGGGCATCTTCACCAAGACGACCAAGGCGGCGAGCACGGCGACCGAGGCGATGAGCGCGGCCGAGGACACCGAGGCGGCCTCCTCCTGGGCCGCGCTCGGACCGGCCCTGCTCATCGTGGCCGCCATCGCGGCCATCATCGCCATCGTCTACGTCCTCTACCGCAACTGGGACACCATATGGTCCGGGATCAAGGCGATTATTCACGACGTATGGTCGTGGATCGTCTCGAATTGGCCGTATTTGCTGGGCATCATTCTCGGCCCGATCGGGATCGCGGCCGCCCTGATCTACACCCATTTCCAGGACATCAAGCAGTGGGCCTCCGACGTCTGGAAATGGATAAAGGACGGATGGAACGACCTGGTCGGTTTCTTCACCTCGCTGCCGGGCCGGATCGAGTCGATCCTGTCCCATATGTGGGACTTCATCTGGGACACCTTCAAGGCGATTATCAACAAGCTGATCGACGGCTGGAATTCCTTGCAGTTCAAGACGCCCGAGATCCACGTCGGACCCATCCATATCGGCGGCGAGACCATCGGCGTCCCGCAGATACCCCACCTGGCGGAGGGCGGCCTTATCACCGGGGAGGGACTGATCTACGCCCACGCCGGCGAGGTCGTGACCCCGGCCGGGGGCGGCGGCCCGGGCCCGCTGGTGGCGATTAACGGCTCGACCTTCAACTCGGCCACCGATGTCGACATGATCGCCAAGAAGCTCGAATTCGCCATGCGCTCGGGCCAGAGGCTCTCGTAGTGGTCGCCTACTGCCCCTCGCCTTCGACGCTCCGGCTGGAGCTCCTGGACGGCTCCGGGAACGTGGCCCAGTCCCTCGACCTGATGGACGCGGCCGGGAACTACCGGGTCTCCTCCCTCGAGCTGGCCTGGCCGGCCGTCCGGGAGGTCAAGGCGTCGCTGCCGACCCGGGACGGCGAGTGGGACACCACCTCGCTGTTCGGCGAGCGGGTGGTGACCATCCTGGGCTCGATCCTCTCCTCCGGCGTCTCCCGCCAGTCGGCCCTGAACGCCCTGGCCTCCTGGGCCATGCCCGGGCTCCGGCCCCGGCTGGTCTACGCCGTCGACGGCCAGAACGCCCCGACCTACCTCGGCCTCCGGGGCTCGTCGCTCTCGGCCCCCTTCACCGACGCGGCCATCTCGGCCTTTACCGTCTCGTGGGTCGCGCCCGACCCCATCGCCTACGCCCTGCAGCCGAGCCGGCTCGTCATCCAGCCGGGGCTGCGGGCCTCCGGCCGTATCTATCCGCTCCGCTACCCGAGGACCTTCGGCCTGGCCGGGCCCGGCTCCTACGGGGCCGCCGTCAACGCCGGCTCCTATCAGACCTGGCCGGTCTTTACCGTCTTCGGTCCCTGCACCGACCCGGTGATCGACTACGTCGCCCCCTCGGACGGCTACGTCGGCTTCAAGGGGCTCACGGTGGCGGCCGGCGACCACCTGGTCATCGACACCCGGGCGGCCACCGTCTACTACAACGGCTCGCCCGGGGCGAGCCGGTTCAGCTTCCTGGATTTCCTCAATACCGTCTGGCGGCCGTTCCAGCCGGGTTCGACCGGCCTCATCTTCGCGCCCGCCTCGAGCTCGGGAGCCTGCCTCCTCCAGGTCGACTGGTCGTCGGCTTACCTGACGTAATGGCCGAGATCCGCTTCCTGCTCCTCACGACCGACGGTCGCTCCCTCGGCGACCTGGTGGCGGCCGGGAACCGGAAGATGGAATTCAACCTGGCCGGGCCGTCGACGGTGACCTTCGACCTGCCGGGCGACCACCCCGACGCCGGCCTGATAACCGAGCTGGCCTGCGACCTTTTAGTCGTCCGGGACCAGGTCCCGATGTTCCGGGGCCGAGTGGGGACCTCGACCGACACGCTCGCGGCCGACGCCCATACCTGCACCTTCTCGGCCATCGACTACCGCGGCATGCTGGACCGGCGGATCTTATGGGACGACTCGCTGCTCAGCTTCCGCGGGCTCGACCAGTCGGTCATCGCCTACTACATGATCGTCGACAGCCAGGATCGACCGGGAGGGAACCTCGGCATTACCGCCGGGACCGGCTTCCCGACCGGCCACCTGGTCGACCGGGACTTCCAGGCCGGGGCGAAACTGGGCGAGTCGATCGACTCCATGGCCCAGATGGCCGGCGGCTTCGAGTGGGACATCGACCCGCTGCTCCGGCTGAATATCTACTACCCGACCCGGGGCCGGCCCGGCCCGGGCGTCGACCTGGTCTACGGCCAGCAGATCGCGGCCGTGACCCGGAATCAGGACTCGACCTCCTACGCCACCGCCCTCCGCTACAGCGGGAAGAGCCCGCCGACGGAGCCGGTGGCCGAGTCGCTGGCCGCCTTCCCGCCGCCCGGCCGGTGGGAGGCGCAGACCGGCAACCCGGACGCGGCCCTGCAGACGACCGTCCAGGCGCTGGCCGACGCCGCCCTGGAGGCGAGCTCGGTCCTGGTCGCGAACTACTCGCTGGTGCTCTTCGACGGCTGGTGGACGCCGACCGACCTCTGGCTGGGCGACGTCGCCTCCCTGTTCATCTCCTCCGGCCGGCTGGACATCGCCGGCGACCAGTTCCGGGTCATCGGCCTGAAGATCGACTACTCCGACGACGGAGCCGAGACGGTCACGGTCGCGCTGGGCGACGTCCCGCCGTCGATGACGAGCCGGCTCACCGACTACCAGGACCGAATCGAGGTGCTGGAGCGCCAGCTCACCGCCCCGGCCGGCTGGGCCCTCGACGCCCCGGTCGGAGCCGTCTACCTCTGGCCGGGCTCGACGGTCCCGCAGATGTGGATGGCCTGCGACGGCTCGTTCCTCGAGATCGCCCTGTATCCCGAGCTCTACGCCGTTCTCGGGATGACCTTCGGCTCGGCCTACGGCCTGTATCTCGCCCTGCCCGACCTGCGCTCGAAGGTCCCGGTGGGAGCCGGCCAGGGCATCGACGTCCTCGGCCATCCGCTCTCGTCCTACCAGGTCGGCCAGGCCGGCGGCTCGGAGGCCGTCTGGCTCGACGGGACGCAGCTGCCGACCCACTGGCATACCACCGACGTCTCCGGCTCGACCGACATCGACTACCCGAGCCACATGCACGGCTCGCTCGCCTACGGGACCTCCTGGACCGGCGGCGAGAGTGCGGCTCACTCCCACCTGCTCGGAGGAAAAACGGGAAACGACTGGCCGGCACATGACCACGACATGGGCCTCTCGCTGCAGCCGAACATGGCGCTTGGCAACGCCACCGTGATGGCTCCCGTGCCGCCCGGCCAGCACACCGCCGCCCCCAACATCGCCCATCAGCACGACCTGCCGGCCTACGTCGGAGCCAACTACTCCGGCCATATTCACTCCATCGGCCCGGAGTCGAATTCCCACGGTCACGGCTTTACCGCCAAGGCCCAGGTCTCGTCGGTCGCCGGCTCGGGCGCGGCCCACACCAACATCCAGCCCTTCCTGGCCCTGTCGTACATCATCCGGGTCCTGCCGCCCTGGCGGCCGACTCCGACCTAGCAGGAGGAAGCTATGGCCGTAACCGTCCACATCCGCCCGACCACGCCGGCCGAGGAGGGCGCGTCGGTCGCCTTCGAGCGCGCTGCCTCCTGGACGACGAACGTCGCCGGCGGGCTCGACCTGCTCGACCAGGCGGGCGAGCTGGTGGCCACCTTCGCGGGGGCGTCGTGGCTGTACGCGGAGACGGGCTCGTGACCCGGCTGGCTCCCCTCTGGCAGCAGAACGGCTCCTACCCGGCGGCCACCGACCGCTCGCTGCTCGGCTTCCTGTTCCCGGGCTCGGGCGTCTCGGGCCTGCAGGGAGCGATCGTCGGCAATTCCATGCAGGTCAACGTCCAGCCGGGCTACGCCGCCGTCGCCCTGTCGGGCCCGGGCAACTACTCGGCCATCTGCCGCTCGGACGCGGTCGAGCCGGTCACGTTGGCGACGCCGCCGGCCTCCGGGACGAGCCGGATCGACGTCGTCATCTGTCAGGTCCGCGACGCCGTGATCGACGCCGGCTCGAATAACGACTTCATCTTCACCTCGGTCACGGGAGCTCCGGCCGCCTCGAATCCGACCGTCCCGGGCGTCCCGGCCAACGCCGTGGCCATCTGCCAGGTCAGCGTCCCGGGCGGCGGCTCGAACCTCAACGCGGCCACACTGACCGACCGACGCCAGCCCATGATGGCCGACCAGCAGCTGCATAGCCGGGTCTACCGCTCCAGCCAGTGGGGCGTCTCGACCGGCGGCCTGGCCATCCCGTTCGACACCGTCGGGAACGACGCCTGGGGCCTCTACTCGATCGGCCAGCAGCGCTGGAACATCCAGATCGCCGGCTGGTATCTCGTCCACGGCTTCTACTCGCTCATCCCCAACACCGCCGGCCAGTGGTGCGGCATCAGCCTCTACCGCAACGGCGCAGCTCACAGCAACGGGACCCAGGAGAGCTATGGCGGGGCGGGCTACAACTGGCCGACGGTCGAGGTTACGGCCGCCGTGTTCTGCAACCCGACCGACTACCTGCAGCTGTTCGCCAACGCCTCGGTCAACCTCAACTGCACCGGCGGTCCGGCCGCCACCTACGGCTCCTGCCACTACCTGGGCTCGGGCTAGAGGACCCGGACCACGAGGGCGGCGACCACGAGGGCGGCGGCGACCACCACGACGGCCAGGACGAGATAGAAGGCCCGGTCCTCGCCGCTAACCGAAAAACTCCGGGCCGTACCATTTATTGGCGTCGACCCGATACCACCAGTGGGCTAACCGGCCGTCGTCGGTCACGCCCCAGACGTCAAGCTCGTTCCCGGCCTGCTTGATGTCGGGCCCGGCCCACTGGCCGCCGCCGGCGATGAGGTTGACGTTTCCCGGTAGGGCGTCGCCCGGCATATCAGGACCTCCTGGAGGCGTAGGTGTAGGGACTCCGGCGGGGATGGACGGCCACCGGCCCGGCCGGGATGGGCGGGAAGTCGGCACCGCCCAGGGCGTAGGCCAGGCAGACGTCCCACGGGTAGTTCGGGCCCGGATCGGTGTGGCCCCCGGGCACCCCCGCGGCCGAGATATCGGCGTGGCCGCAGATCCCGGACCGGCCGGCGGCGACGTCGGCCCCGTTGATCTTGACCAGCGGGACGCCGTACCGAGCCGCCTCCTCGGCCAGCCAGGCTCCGCAGGCCTGGAGCATGCGGTCCTTCGACAGCCAGGTCTGGCGGGACCAGCCCGAGCTCGCCCCGTTCGGCGCACAGAGGCAGCCGTGCTCGCCCCAGGAATTGGCGTCGTAGGCGGCCCAGGCCCGGTCGTAGTGGCGGACGTAGACGGCGATCTGGGCCGCGCTGTTGTCGTCGAAGCCGGCCTGGTAGGAGACGCCGGCCGAGGGCGAGGAGAGGAAGGAACCGAGGTTTTCCTTCGTCACCGCCCCTTCGCTGGTATGGACGACCAGGAGCCTCGACGAGGCCCGGCCGCTGCCGTAGTTGGGCGAGGGGATCTGGACCCGGGCCAGCGCCATTTAGTCGGTCTCGCCGCCCTCGGAGTCGAGCTCGAAGCCCCGCTTCTCCTCCGGATGGTCCCGAAGCCAGCGGCGGTATTGCCGGCGACGCTCCCGCTCGTCGGCCTCGCCCATCTCGGCCGCCTCGACGTCGTCACGGGGCGGCGGCCAGTCGGCCAGGTAGCCCTCGTCGTCCAGCGGTTCACCCGAGCCAGGGTCCAAGATTCCGGCCACGGCATGAGCGTAGGTTGTGTCGTGGCCTCCGCGGTGGTCTCGCGACCCGACACGGTCGACCTTCGCCTGTACCAGGGCGACGACGTCTCCTTTCCGCTCACGGTGACCGACCCGGCCAGCCTGGCCGGGGCGACCGTCCTGGCCCAGATACGCCAGACGACCCTGCCGCCGGCCTCGAGCTCGGGCTCGGGACCGCCGGTCCTGGCCACCTTTACCTCGAGCGTCGCCGGCAACGTCGTTACCCTGACCCTGGCCGGCTCGGCCGCGGCCGGGATCCCGGCCCGGGCGGTATGGGACTGCCAGATCACCGACTCGACCGGTCGGGTCCGGACGGTGGCGGCCGGGACCGTCTACATGTCGCCGGAGGTCTCCCGGTGACGACGCTGGTCGACTCGACGAGCTCGCCGTGGCGGGCCGGGGCTCATCATCATCACCTGGAGGTCATCGTGAGCGTTCCCGCCATCCTCGGACGCCAGCCCTATCCGCGACCCGAGCAGCTCGCCGAGGTCGAGCCACTGGTGACGGGCGGCCCGGTCACGCTGACCGCCATTCCGGCCGAGGTTGATTTGCAGCTGTACGCCGGCGACGATTTCACCTTCACCATCACCGTCAACAACCCCGACGGCACCGTCACCGACCTGACCGGCTTTACCGCCATGGCCCAGGTCCGGGCCGCGGCCAGCCTCTCCTCGCCCGTCCTGGCGAGCTTTACGCCCTCCATCGCCGGCAACGTCATCACGCTCCATCTGCCCTCGACCGGCTCGACCGGCCTGCCCCCGACCTGCGTCTACGACGCCCAGATGACCGACACGAATTCGGTCGTCACGACCCTGGTCGCCGGGACGGTCACGGTTGCGCCCCAGGTCACCCAGAGAGCGACTCGGTTACCGTCGCCACCCCGCCGACGCCCGGCCTCATCGGCCCACCCGGGCCCACCGGACCGACGGGTCCGGGTGGCCCGATGGGCGCGACCGGTCCGCCGGGCCCGACCGGGGCGACCGGACCGGCCTCGAGCCTCGCCGGACCGACGGGCCCGTCCGGTCCGCCGGGTCCACCCGGGCCCACCGGGAATACCGGCCCGACCGGCTCGCAGGGACTGGTCGGCCCGACCGGCGCGCAGGGCAGCCAGGGACCGATCGGCCCGACCGGGGCGACGGGCGCGGCCGGCGTCGGCCCGACCGGGGCGACCGGGGCGACGGGGGCAGCCGGGCCCACCGGGCCGACCGGCTCGCCCGGGGCGGTGGGACCGCCCGGGACCGGCTTCGTCAACCGGGGCAACTGGGCCGCCTCGACCTATTACAACTACCAGGACGTCGTGAGCCAGGGTGGCTCGTCCTACTCGGCCGCCGTTGCCCATACCTCGGGAGCCAGTTTCACGCCGGCCAACTGGCTCCTCATGGCCTCGATCGGGACGACCGGTCCGGCCGGACCGACGGGGCCC